CAGCAGCAAACTTCCTAGCATACTCAAATAATCTTAAAGTTGTTCGTGCGGCTAATGTTGCATCAACAAAGAACGCTGTATCTAACGGTTCAGCAGTATTAATTAAAAACGATGACGATTGGTTAGATAATCGTTCAAGTGGTGCAACCACATATGGTGAATTTGCAGCTCGCTATGCAGGCGCTTTAGGTAACTCACTTAAAGTTTCTGTTGCTGATGCAAACACATATACTGGTTGGGCTTATGCTACACAGTTTACATCAGCACCTTCTACATCAACATACACATCAAATGCTGGTGGCGCTAATGACGAAATTCACATTATCGTTGTTGACGAAGATGGTAAATTTACAGGTACACAAGGCACAGTTCTTGAAAAATATGCCTTTGTATCTAAAGCTTCAGATGCTAAAGATGATTCAGGCAATACAAACTACTACAAGAATGTTATTGCAAACAAATCAAAATACATTCATTGGTTATCACATCCAACAGCTAACGCAGGTGCTTCATATGCTAACGCATCCTCAACATGGGGAAGTGCAGCTGCAGGCATCTCATTTACTAACTTAACAGCTAATGCTACAATCTCACTCATTGGTGGTGCAGACGGTACAATTTCAACTGCTAATGTGGTTACTGCATATGACTATTTTGAAAATGCAGAAGCTGTAGATATATCTTTAGTTGTATCTGGTCCTGCTAATGCAACAGTTGTAACTGATTTAATTTCAATGGCAGAAACTCGTAAAGATTGCCTAGTATTTGTATCTCCAGAAAAAGCAGATGTGGTTGACAATGCTGGTTCTGAGGTAACAGACATCAAAGCATACCGTGAAACTCTTACAAGCACATCATACGCTGTATTAGACGGTAACTGGAAATATCAATACGACAAATATAACGATGTATATCGCTGGGTACCATTAAATGGTGACATCGCTGGTCTATGTGCAAGAACAGACCTTGAGCGTGACCCATGGTTTTCACCAGGCGGTCTCAATCGTGGTATTATCAAAAATGTAATTAAACTCGCATGGAATCCAACAAAAGCAAATCGTGATGATTTGTATGTAAAAGGTATTAATCCTGTTGTTTCATTCCAAGGCGAAGGTGTAGTGTTATTTGGTGATAAGACACTCTTATCTAAACCAAGTGCATTTGACCGTATCAATGTTCGTAGATTGTTTATTGTGCTTGAGAAAGCTCTTGCTCGTGCAGCTCGCTTCTCTCTATTTGAGTTCAATGACCAATTCACTAGAGCACAGTTTGTAAATCTTGTAGAACCATATTTACGAGATGTTCAAGGTCGTCGTGGTATTTTTGACTTCCGTGTGGTCTGTGACGAATCAAATAATACACCAGAAGTAATAGATAGAAATGAGTTTGTTGGTGACATCTACATCAAACCTGCTCGTTCAATCAACTTTATCCAACTCAACTTTGTTGCAGTAAGAACAGGCGTAAGCTTTGACGAAGTTGTTGGGAAGTTCTAATAAATAGAGAAACAGGAGAAAATAAATGGCATTTAATGTAAATGAATTCCGAAGCCAACTGATTGGTGACGGCGCTCGCCCAAATCTATTTGAGGTGTCCATGCCCTTTCCTGCGTTCTCTGCGCCAGGAAACGCACAAACTAAATTGACTTTCATGTGTAAGACAGCACAATTACCCGGTGCAACTATCGGTGTTGTGCCTGTTCAATACTTTGGTCGTGAATTAAAATTTGCTGGCAATAGAACATTTGCAGATTGGACAATCACAATTATCAACGATGAAGACTTTGTTATCCGTAACGCATTTGAAAGATGGATGAACGGTATCAATAGTCACAATCTTAATGTGCGTAATCCAGTAGCTCAAGCTCCTGCAGGTTACACAGTTGATGGTGATGTTAGACAATTCAGCAAAGCAGGCGACACACTCAAGAAATATAAATTTGTTGGTTTATTCCCAACAGATTTAGCTCCAATTGATGTTGATTGGGGTGCTAATGATACAATTGAAGAATTCACAGTAACACTTTCCTACCAATGGTGGGAATCAGTTGAAGACGGTGTAGTGTAACGAGAAAGGCTTCGGCCTTTCTCTATTTTTTTTAGGATGATATAAAATGGCAGTCAAACTCTTTGGGTTCACCTTAGGTCGGAAGGACATTGTCCAACCGCAATTACCTGAGCAGCCTTCCTTTACACTTCCAACGGAGAGCATGGATGATGGTGCAGTTACCATTACATCTACGGCTCACTATGGAACTTATGTAGATTTAGAAGGTTCAGTTCGTAATGAAATTGAATTAGTAACACGCTATCGTGAGATGGCAAACCATCCAGAATTAGAAATGGCGATTGATGATATTGTCAATGAAGCCATCACCCATGATGAAACAGGCAAAGTAGCTAATATTGTTTTAGATAAACTACAACAACCTGAATCTATTAAAAAGAAAATCCTTGAAGAATACAATAATGTTCAGAAGATGCTTAACTTTAGCAATCTGGCTGATGACTTATTTAAGCGTTGGTATATTGACGGTAGAATTAACTTTCATATAGTCGTTGATGAGAAAACACCTAAAGAAGGTATCAAGGAATTAAGATATATTGACCCACGCAAGATTCGTAAAGTGCGTGAGATTAAAAAAGAGCGTGACCCAAAAACTGGCGCTCAAATTATAGCATCTATTGCTGAGTATTATGTTTATAATGACAAAGGTTCTACAACTCAAACCTATACAAGTAATGTAAATGCTGGTTTAAGAATTGCACCAGAATCTATCATTAATGTGAATTCAGGTTTGATGGATGCAAAGAACACTTTTGTTATTTCATACTTACATAAAGCAATTAAGCCACTCAATCAATTAAGAATGATTGAAGATGCAATCGTTATCTATCGCTTATCAAGAGCACCTGAAAGACGAATATTCTACATTGATGTAGGTAATCTTCCTAAAGGTAAAGCTGAACAATATCTCCGTGATGTTATGGTCAAGTATCGTAACAAGATGGTATATGACGCAGCTACTGGTGAGTTAAGAGATGACCGCAAGCACATGTCAATGCTTGAAGATTTCTGGTTACCACGCCGTGAAGGTGGCAAAGGTACTGAAATTACTACATTACCAGCTGGCCAAAATCTTGGTGAGTTGGAAGATGTGAAGTATTTCCGTCAAAAACTATTACAGTCATTAAATGTTCCTATCTCACGATTAGAACCACAACAAGGCGGTATGATTGGTGTTGGTAGAACATCTGAAGTGACACGAGATGAAGTTAAGTTTGCTAAATTCATCCAAAGATTAAGAAATAAATTCTCTCAAATTTTTGACCAGGCTCTTCGTGTTCAATTGGTGCTTAAAGGTATTTGCACACAAGAAGAATGGGAAGATTTCAAAGAAGCTATTTACTATGACTTCTTAAAAGATAATAACTTTACCGAAATGCGTGACGCTGAACTACTCCGTGAAAGAGTAGGTCTATTACAGACAGTTGACCCATATATTGGTCGTTATTATTCTGCTAAATGGGTTCGTAAGAATATTCTTCAAATGAATGACGAAGATATTCAACAGATGGAAAAAGAAATCAAAGAAGAAGAAGATAACGGTACAGGTGGTCCAACAATGCAAGACGGTGAACAGGTTTCACCTGAGCAATATCCACCAGAAGACAACACCGTTGAAAAGGGTGCTGAAGATTCAAAAACTCCACAACTTGATGCTGATGTGGAAAAGTATAGTAGCATAAATAGAAATTAACGGAGAAAATTATGGAAACATCACAATTTATTGACCAACTTGCAGCTGGCGAAGCCGCTCAAGCTAAAGACACACTAACAGATATTTTATCTGCTAAAGCTTTTGAAGCACTTGAAAATCGTAAGATTGAAATTGCTAAATCAGCCTTTGGTGGTGTAGAACAAAACCAAGACGAAGAACAAGTAGATATTGAAGTATTGGATGCTAATGAAATTAATGGCGTTCAAATGGGCGATATTGAAGTTCAAAATACGGAAGATACTCCAGTAGAAGCATGAAACTTTTAAGAGAGTTCAAACAAGAACCAATCGTTGAAGAGGAGAAGCAAGACTACTCCAAATTTGACACATTGGTACGAGCTGGTTTAGCAAACAAATCTCAAATACAAAGAATTCATCGTATTTTGGGTAAAATGGGCGAAGAAAAACCAAATTTCAACCCAGCTGACCGTGCATTAATACAAATGCTCTTTATGAGAATGACTGATTTAATTACAAATAAACAGTTGTTCCAAAAAACGAAACAAGTGGTTCGTGAAGAATATGAAGAGCTTGATGAAGCTATGAACCCAAATGATCCACCATTTGTGTTGGTATTAAAGAGAAAGGCCATTCGTTTATATCCAAACGGAGAAAAGGTCGCTCTTTATTATAATAATAAAATAAACAAATACTTTAGTGTTCCATATGGTCCTGGTGTTGATGCCAACATACAGGCAGAAGATTTTGAAAGCGGTATAAATACCATCAATGAAGGTGCTATGGCTGAGCTGCAAAAGATTAAAGATAATCAACAGCATGGTGTAGTAAAACATAGTGACGGAACTTCAAGTAAGATTGATGTGCAAACCGCTCATGCGATTCTTACCGTTCATAAAAACTTGAACGATGAGAATAAAAAGAAATTTGCAGACATGGTTGGTAAGTCACACCATCATCTACAAAAAGCAGCAGAGTTTTCATGGAAAAACATGAAGTGATAAGTTTTGTTGATTTAATATTACAGAACAAATTAGACGAAGCAAAAAAAGTATTATTTGACCGTCTTGATGAAATGGTCGCAGAGCGTATAGAAAGTGCTAAGCGATATGTAGCAGCGGACAGATTTGAAGAGGCAGAAGAGCTTGAAGAAGCTACTCGCCGTAATCCCAACATTATTAAGATGGGAAGAATTCAAAAGATTCGCCGTAGAATCAGAAGAAATGCTAAAGGGCGAATTGTTGTTCAAAAGAACAGAAGGCGTTCAGGTATAAAAGGGTATCGTGTATCAGGTAACACCGTTAGACGAATACCAGCAACAACAAGAATTAGAAAAGCCCGTTTATTAAAACGGTCATGGAAAACAACTAGAAGAGCAAAACTTCGTAGGACATTAATAAAACGAAAGATGTCTATGCGAAGAAGAGCCGGATTAGGACTAAAATAAAATGCCATTTGAAATTATTAACACTATAAGAAGTTCTTCAATTATTCGTGTTGAAGGAACAGGTACAACTACGGTTGCTTTAGCTAACTTAGCTGCAAATGCTAATGAAACTGTAACAGCTGCAAACATTAAAAGATTGAATTGGTCAACAAACGGCAATATTCAAATTGTCCGAAATTCTGTGCCAATTGCCTCTTTACATAGTGCAGGTGAAATGCGCCTTGACGATTATGGTTATTCAATTGCAAACAATAGCACTTCGTCTATTGTGATTACAGTTAATACCGGCGGTACATTAGTATTAGAAGTATCAAAAGAAACAACTTATGCAACACCATTAACAGGATTCTAAAAATGAAACTTATTAGAGAAACCGTAGAAAATGTAAAATACATCACAGAGGCTTCTGAAAACGGTAAAAAGCATCTTTATATTGAAGGTACTTTCCTTGTAGGTGATACTGTTAATCGTAATAACAGAATGTATAAAATGGATACTCTCCGTGGTGAGGTAAATCGTTACAACGAAGAATATATTAAAACGAATCGTGCATTAGGTGAGTTAGGCCATCCTGACACACCATCAATCAATCTTGAAAGAGTTTCTCATAAGATTGTATCACTATCAGAAGATGGTAATACATTCTATGGTAAAGCTCTGATCCTTGAAACACCATACGGTCAAATCGTTAAAAACTTTATTGACAATGATGTAAGTATCGGTGTATCTTCAAGAGCTCTTGGTTCAGTAGTTACAACTAAAGAAGGTTATAACCTTGTCCAAGATGACCTAAAATTAGCAACAGCGGCAGACATTGTTGCGGATCCATCAGCACCGGGTGCCTTTGTAAATGGCATCATGGAAAATAAAGAATGGATGTTTATTGAAGGCAAGTTTGTAGAAGCTGACTTTGACCGTGCAAAATCGCAAATTCGCAAGGCATCTTCAAAACAAATTGAAGAAGTAGCCTTAAAACTGTTTGAAAATTACCTCAGAAAACTTTAATTTTATAAATAAGAAATCATAAGGAGATTCCTAATGGCAACAAATAAACTCATGGAAGCAGCTGCTGAAGCCCTTGCGTCAAGCAAACAATCCGCACCCGCTGAACCAATGCACAAAGTGGACACACAGGTCGTAGACCTAGGTGGCCCAAAACAAGATGTAGGCGCTAATAAAGCTGGTGGCGACATCTATGACAAATATAAAGTTGACGGCGCTAAAGCAGCTAAATCTGCTACTGCACCAACAACTAAACCATCCGATGCTTCACCTAAACAAGAAGAAGCAGAACAAGAAGATGCTGAAGTAATTGCAGAAACTTCTCACACAGATAAAGAAGAAATGAAGAAAAAGATGAAAGAGGACATTGATGCCCTTTTTGCTGACGATTCTACAATTTCTGAAGATTTCAAATCTAAAGTTTCTACAATTTTTGAAGCTCGTGTTAATGACCGTGTTT